TTACCACTTCACCGTGTATCCGCCGCTAAATGCAAAGTTGTCCTTCACTGTCTGCACCTGTGCATTGCTGTATCCGCTTTCATACATCCAATGCACAAAGGCCTGCTTCTTTTCCTTGGACTTCATGTCGGAATCGTTCAGCTCCTGCAGCTTGTTCTTCACGCTCAAATAGGCATCCATGCCAAGCCCTGCCGCAGAAAACGCCCGTATTCTGTTTCGCTCCTTCTCTATGCTGTCCTTGTTCACGGTTCTGTAAAGGTATAAATATTCCTTTTCTTCATCGGAAAGTGCCGCATTTTTCAAGGTCTCTCTCTTTGGTGCGATTTGCTCAAATTCGCCCATGCGGCTCATGCAGTCCGCAAGCCTCCATCGGTTCCCGCTGTCTTTGAAATGGTCAAGAACCTCTCTCTCCTTGTCCCCTGCAACCATGTCATAATAAAGGATACCCTTCTGCTCCTCATTCAAAAGGCTTGCCCGCAGAACAGTCATTTTCGAGGATTTCTTTTCCCCGCTGCGCACATGGTTCACTTCATCAAAGGCAAGCGTATTCTTCGCTCCTGCCGCAACCAGCTTTTTGTATGTCTCCGTCTGCTCCGCTCCAAGCTTCATGCTCTTGTCCTTCATGTAAGCCTTTCCGCCGTCTGTCGCCCACTTGCCGAATAAAAGGGCCTGCGCCCAGTTCGCCTTCTTGTCCTTGTCCACTGCAAACTGCAGCTCCGGTCCGTCATTGGTCTCAATGGTGCTGCCGCCGTTTGTCATGGTCTCAAGTCCCTTGATGGTTTTTCGCGCTTGTCCGCCCGCAGTCGGCATCGCCAGATACCAAAGCGGCTTCTCCAGTTCGTTCTTGATTTTCTGCCGTGCCTTCTCTCTGCTCTCGTCTCCGCTTGCCGCATTCCCAATCGCTCCCGCAATCGTTGTCACACTCGGCAGTGCGGATTGCACAGGGATACGCCCCCCGTCAAAAAGAACGCCGCCCACAAAGGGCATGTTTTCGCCTGCCTCGGCAAGAAGGTTTTCCAGCGCATCCGAGGGCTTCGCCTTCTTCACGTCCTCCGTCAGCTGTAAGCCGTTTCCGCTTGCGGCATCCTCCAAAATATCAAGCGAATTGCGCACCTGTGTCCCCGTCAGATCTCCAAAAGCCTCATTCGCCATGCTGAACGGATCTAACGCACTTCTTCTGCCTGTCAGCTTTTCATAAACATCATTGTAAACATAAGCACCAATGATAAAACCGCTGTAAGCCTTCATCATTTTCAAAACACTGCCCTGCGCATCCTTCGGGATATCCTTCATCAGATAGCTGATCTGGTTGTTCACCTCAAGCTGAAACATCGTCAGCGGCTTCAATGTCTTGGAGCTGAACGCCGTCGGCATGGCTCCCTTGCTTCTTCCGGCAAAAAGCCCTCTTGCAAATTCATCCGCATTCTTGATGGCGGCTTTTTCTCCCATGCCCTTTGCCACGTTGTCATAATAACGGCTGCGCCAAACCGCCTGCGTGCAGAATTTGTCCGCCGCCTCCATCCATTGCAGAGGGTTCAGATTGCCGCCCGCTTCGGAAATCTTCCGCAGTGCAGTTTTGTAAAGCAGGTCGGGGTTGTCTCTGGTGGCAAGAAAGGCACTTTTCTTCGTCAGCTCGTCCATGCCGTCTCTGCTCATGTAGGCAAGTGCCTCCTTCAAGCCTCGCAGGTTGCTTTTCACGCTCATGCTCCCCATGCCCTGTGTAATGGGAATGAAGTTTGTCAAAGCAGAGCCCACATTTCCGGCAACCATGTTTCCGGCAACCCTGTTTTCAATCTCGTTCAGCACCTTGTAAACCTTTCGGCCAAAAAGATGGTTTTCTAAAATACGGTCAACATTGTGCTTTTTCCCTGCCAAAAGGTCAGTGTAAAGCCGCACATTGTTCACATAATTTTGCAAAGTGTGCGCCTTGCTTTTTCCGTATTCCTTCTCAATTTCCTCCATCTTTTTCTCTACACTGAGATCCTTTCTTGCACGGATGGCATCCACATTTGCCTTGATTCCGTCCTCGGAAAGCGTGTATCTCATGTAATCCTCGTAAGCACGCAGTCGCTTGATGTCGTCTGTGTGATAGATAACATCCGAAATGTTGTCAATGTATTGGTCGAAAGCCCGCAAAGCGTCATAATCCGTATGCTCGCCCTTTCTTTCCAAAAGGTTTCCGCTCCATTTCTTCCCCGGGCGAAATCCCTCCGTTCTGCCCGCAATGTCCATCGGCAGCTCCTTTGCGGAAAAATCAAAGCCCAGCTTTCTTGCCGCAATCTCCATCAAATTTTCGGGGTCGTCAAAGCTCATGTGCGGGAAATAGCCCTCAATGTACCCAATCGGATCATATCCGTTCCGAATTAAGGCTTCGTTGATTTTCGGGTGAATTTCCTTGTAAATCTCCGTCATCTGTCGAATCCCGCCATCAATCTTCGCAAGCTGTCCTGCCGTCAGGCTGCTTTCAATCGCCTGCACCTCTCTTTGCAGCTGCAGCTCCTCTGTAATCTGCTCCGCTGTCGCCCAGCCCTTTTTCCGCTCAAATTGCTGCAATTTGTATTTGCTTTCGCCCAAAAATTGTACTAAGGCGCTTTCGCTCGTCTTAACGGTGCTGCCGTCCGCCTTCTTGATGGAGATATTTTTTTTCGTGCTGATCCCCGTCTTTTTGATACGGTCGATAAATTCCGTCTTGAAAAGGGCACGCTGTCTTTCGTTTTCGTGGATGGGATCAAAGAAATATTCCTTCAATTCCTTTGCCTTCTCCCTGTTGGGTGCAACCATGTCAAGGATCCTCTCCTGTGTTTCACGCATCAGCCGCATCGGGCCAAGGTCTCTCCAGCCCTCCGCTCCCTTGTCTCTCATGTCAATGCTTCCGACAGCCTTCGCCGCCCCCTCGTAAGCGTTGCGGCTTGCATATTCCTTGTATCCGCGAATACTGTTTTCCACCTTGCGCAGGGGCTGCTCTGCCGCATAAAGCCGCATCAAATCATCCGCATTGATCCCCGCAAGCTCCCTTGCCCTTGCCGCATCAATTTCTCCGGAAAGCATCTTTTCCAAAATCAGCTTGTCCCCGGCCGTCAGGTTGATCTTCCCTCGCACCTTCTCGGCTGCCTTGCGTAGCTGTCTGCGCTCGTCATAAAGCTGCTTCATGCTTTCCGTGTCAACCCTGCTGTAATCGGGCAGTTGCCCCTCTCTCAGCAGTTTTTTCATCTGCTTTTCCGCTCTTTCGTTTGTGTATCTTGTCAGCTTCGCCGTCTCAATCTGCAAGTCATCCATGGCTCTTTCAAATTCATCCCGCATGCCTGCCTTCATGCCGTCGTCAACCGTTTCCGCAAGCGGAATCTGTCTGTATTTCATCCCCTCTGCCACATCCGCAATCTTCTGCAGCTGCTCGGAGGGAACCACAATGTCCTTCGGGAAAAATTCAGGGTATCTGTCGCTCAGCTCCATGTAAAGCACATCCACATTTCCCTTTTCGCCGACACGCACGCCGCCAAGCTTCCCTCTGGTGCCCTTCCGCCATGCGCCAAAGTCCGCAATGTCTCCGGCATCCTGCTTGCTGATGGTCAGCTTCAGCTTCCGCAGTCTCTCCTTCAGTTCCTTGTCAACCATGGCTCTGTTGTCCGTGCTGCCGTTTTCAAAAAGCTGTTTAAAAATGCTGTCCCTTGTCTCAATGCTGATTTTTCCGTTTTGTGCGACCTCCTGCATGGCTCCCTTCATCAGCTTTCTGCCTTCCTCACGGCTTGCCGCTCCGCTCATGCCCAAAATATGCTCTGCCCGCTTAACCATCTGCACCTGCAAGCTTTTTTCCATCTGCTGCACCTTCTTGGTCTTTATGCCGAGCATATCTTCCAGCTCTTCCTTGCGGCTGATCAGTCGCTCAAGCTCCTTTGTTGCGCCGGCGGCATCGTTTCCGAATTTCTGTCCGATCTCTTTTGTTTTGTCGGCCCACCATCCGTCATCATTCATCAGGCTGTATTCCTTTGCAAGCTCCGGAAGGTCAGCCTCGTTCAGCAGCTTTTTTCGTCCCTTTCTTACGGTCTCCGTCTCCTTTTTCACCGCCGCCTCCAAAAGCTCCTTCTTTGCGGTCTCTCGGCTTGCCTGCACCGCTCTTTTTCCTTCCGTTGCCTTCTCAAGCACCTCGCCAACCTTCTTCGCCCCGGCTCCCAGTGCCGCAAGCCCCACGTTAAATGCTGCATCTGTTGCCTCCTGCTTGCCGATGTCCTTTGCAATCTCCTTGCGGCTCTTTCCGTCTGCCATGCCGGCCGCAATCGTCATCGGCGTGTTCACCACCGTGTCCGCCGCCTGCTGTCCCAGCATCCTTGTGGCAAAGGTGCCGGCTTTGCCCAGTGTTTTGCCCCCTGTCAGCTTACCCACGCCCTTGAGTGCCGCTTTCTCTGCCGCTGCGCCTGCCGTTCCGTAAAGAATACCCGCCTGCGTCAGCTCTCCGGCAAGCTCGCCTCTGCCATAGCTTTTTTTGTTTGCCGCCTTTACCTCTTGCCGCACCTTATCCTGCGCCGCCATCTGCTTGGAAAGGGCTGTGTTTCCTGTCTTTTTCGCTATCTTCTTTACGGCAGTGTCGTAAATGTCAAGTCCTGCCGCCTGTCCAAAGCCTGCACCGAAGGCAGTACGCTTTTGCTGTTTGGAAAGCTCTCCCTGCAATTTTGTTACTTGGCTGATTCTTGCCTTTGCCTCCTTGTTTCCAAGGAAGGAGGCCAAAAGGTTCTTGTCTCGGATTCGCCCAAGCTCCTTTTGCGCCTGTCCAATCTGCTTTTCTCTTTCCTTGCCGCTCAAGCCCTTGTTTGCGCTCAGTGCCTTTGCCCTCTGCAAAACAGCACTGTCCTTTCCCATTGTAGGTGCGCTGGTTTTCCTTGCCGTTGGTCTATTTAGCTGCATCCCACGGAAAAGATTTGTGTCAGGCACATGCTTTGCGCTGTCGGTTGTCTTGCTTGCTGTCCTGCTTGCAGATCCGGCAGAACGGCTTTTCGCCGTCCCACCCTTCTTCTCGTTGATTTCCTTCTGTGCCGCCGAGACAATAACCTTCTTTCCTGTTGTGCCGAGAAGTCCCCTCTCCTCCATTTCCTTGCGCAGTCTCTCGCTCTCTGTCATGTCTCAGCCCTCCTTATCGTTTCTTCATGTAATATTTCTTTCCGCCGGAGGCAACCATTTTCAGCGTGCCGCTTTTCAGCATCTCGTCAACCTCACTTAAGCCAACCTTTCCCATGCCGCTTACCATAATCCAGCCGTCGCCCATCTCGTTCCCTGTGGGCAGGCTGCTCACATCCGTGCTGTTGTTTCCGCCGCCGCCTTTGTTGCCGCCCTTGCCGCTGTTGCCTTTTGTCCCTCCGCCGCTCCCTCGTGTCACACTGCTGTTCACCTTAGCGATGTTCGCCCTTGTCAGCATCGCGTCCAGTGCAAGCTGCTCCAGCTCTGCATCCTGCATCCGCTTCAAATAGCTAACGTCATAGCCCATTGCCGCCAGCTTCTTGTAGTCGCCCATCTGCAGCGCAAGGTCAATCTGCTGCTGCCGCAGTGTGTCCGCATATTGCTTGCTTGCCAGATTCTCCTGATAGGTCTGGCTGTTCAGGCTGTCGCTGTATTCCCGCAAGCCCTGCTTGTAGTTCGCCGCCCATTGGTTCCAGCTGTTTCGGTTCGCCGCCTCGTTCTGCCATGCGTTCATCGCCTGCTGCTTTGCGTCCGCATAATAGCCGCTGATGTCGCTGTCTGCCTGTGTCCGCGCCTGCAATGCCTGCAAAGCATAGTCTCTTAATGCCTGCTGTCTTGCCTGCTCGTTGCTGGCAAGGTTGTTTTCATAGTTCGCCGCAAGCTCAAGGTTCGCGCTCTCGCTGCCGCCGCCGCTGATGCCAAGCGCCGCAAGCTGCTGCGGCAATGCGTTTTCATTCTGCCGCTTTAAGATGTATGCCTGCCTTGCCAACTCGTCATAATTGCTGTTTGCCTTCTCCTGCTCCGTCCGGTTCTGCGCCAGTGCGGCGGAAAGCAGTGCCTTCCTCTGCTCCGCAAGGCTTTCTGCCATCTCGTTGTAGCCGCCGAAAAGCTCGTCCTTCGTCATCCCCTCGTATGTGGGCAGCGCCTGCTTTTCCCCGAAAAGGTTGTTGTAATTGCTGTAAATCTGGTTGGTGTAGCCCTTGTTCGTTCCGTTCGCGTTCATCCAGTTCAGCTTGTTCTGCCGCTCCTTCTCCAGCTGCACCATTTCCTGCGTGCTGCTTGCGTTCTTTATCGCCGCCGCATAGTCCTTGTTCGGGTCGAAGTAGCCGAATTGCCCGTAAACGGAATTTGCCGCCGCGTCCGTCCCTGTGCCGTAGCCTGCCGCTGTCAGTGGCGTGCCGCTTGCCGCCGTGCCGCTGTCTCCGCCGCCGGATGCTGTTTTCAGAGCCACTCCGTTCGGCGCAGTGTAAAGCCCGATACCGTTGTTCCCCTCCGTAATGCCGCCGCCGTATTTTGCCAGCAGCTCCGCATTGGAAAGCTTCACATCATTCGGGTCGGAAAGGCGGAAGGCGAAGGTGTTGTTTTCCTTTCCTGCCAGTCTTTCGTTCACTCTCTGCATCTCCTTTGCTACCCGTGCATCGTGTCCGGCAATGTTCCCCCCGGTGTATCGGTTCACAAAATTGCCGTCCTTGTCATAGGTTGTCGTTGTCACCGTCCCCCGGTTGTATTGGTCTACAATCTTGTTCCCAAGCTCGTCTCCGCGTACCACCAAATCGCGCACCCAGCCGATGTCGTTCTCGCCTAAGCCGTAGCCGTTGCTGTTCGCTAAGGGATAATATCTGTAGTTGTCCCTCAGCTTCTCCGCCGCCCTGTGCGCCGCTGTCATGCCGCCCTGGTCGCCTGCCGCCTTTGCCTCGTTGTATTTCTGCTGATAGCTTTTTAAAAGCGTCTGGTCGGGAAGGCTCATGCTCCCGTCCCCGTTGTAGGTTCCCTCGCCGCTCTCCGCCTTCTGGTGGGCGTATTGCCTTGTGATGTAAGCCTGTAGGGCTGCCCGCTGCGCCGCGTCTGTCGTCCCGAAGGAGGTCGGCGCGGTCGGGTTTTCCGCCTCTGCCGCCGCCGCTGTCTGGGTCTGCGTGGTCGCTGTCGGCTGTATTGCCGCCTTGTTCGTGTTGTTTAGTGCCGCCTCCGTGCTGCGGTATTGCCCCTGTGGTGCGCTTGCCTGCGGCATCCCGCCGTAAATGTCGTTGGTGTAGCCCTTCGTGTTCGTCCCCGCGGCGTTCATCCAGTTCAGCTTGTTCTGCCGCTCGGCAATCAGCTGTGCCTGCCGTATCGGGTTCTTTTCTGCTTTGATGGCTGCCGCGTAGTCCAGATTTTTGTCGAAATAGCCGCTGCTGCCGCTTACGCCGGAGGAAGAGCTGCTGTTTCCCTTTCCGCCCCCGCCGGAGGAGGATCCGTAAATTGCATTTGTGTATCCTTTTTTGTTCGTCCCTGCGGCGTTCATAGCGTCAATCTTGTTCTGTCTCTCTGCCTTCAGCTGCTCCTTCTTCGCAGGGTTCTTCTCGTTTTTGATGGCTGCCGCGTAGTCCTTTTTGCTGTCATAATAGCCTGCCAAGATCTCACCTCCTTATTTTTTTTGCAAGAAAAAAGCGACTTTGCAGATCCGCATCGTCGCTTTTCCTTATGTTTGTAACAGTTCAACCGCTACTATTTCAAAATAGTGATTTTTCTCCGTTCTCCGTCCCAGAGCACCGCATGTCCCAGCGTCTCTGCAATAAAGCGCAGGGGCACAAGCGTCCGCCCCGTTCTCTCGTCAAGGATGGGTGCCTGCTCCATCAGCCGCTTGCCGCCGTCCACCAGTGCCGTCTGGTTGCCGATGGAAAGCTCAATGTCGTGCGCCCTGCTGCGGATGATAATGCGGCGGCTCTTTGCAAGCCATTCCACCCTGCATCCGAGGCTCTCGCCCACAAAGCGCAGGGGCACCAAGGTGCGCCCTGTTTTCTCGTCTACAATGGGCGGCTGGTCAAGGGTAATCTCCTTCCCGTCGTCAAATGCCTTGTCCTTCCCGATGAAAAGCTCCACCGCCGTCCCCTGCAGGTTCTCCCTTGCAAGGTCAATCGCGGTGTACATGTCCATCACAAACCCCATCCCAAAGTCCTTCGTCCGGTAGGTGATGTATTCGTAGGGAATCCAGAAAAAGCCCTTGTCGCCCCAGTCCTCGCCCCAGCTGTTCTGGCATTCCAGAAAGCCCTTGTAGTGTCTGCCGTGAATCGTCCTCTCCTTCGTGTCATCGTAGCCGATAATCAGCACAGCATGTCCGCCGATCAGGAATGTCCCTAAGGGAAGTCCAATACATCCATCTGTGGGCGAATAGATTTCCTCCGAACAGGTCATCCCTAAAAGCACGGGATTCTGATTGGCGAGAGAGAGCTTCACTTCCTCTAAGCTGTCCACCCTCGCGTAGTTCTGGCAGTAGTATTTCGGAATGTGTTTTTCCTCCTCCGCCGTCACTGCCATCGATGGAAAGTGCAGCTTGCCTGTCTTTTTGAAGTGCTCCGTGTCGTAGCTTGTAAAGGGGTAAAATACTTCGTCAAAAACCCCGTCCTTGCATAATGCCTTGCAAACGTCCAAAAGCGTGCTGCCCTCTGTGTAGGCAATGCCGTCCCTCGCCTTCACCGCTTTGGCAAGCCCCAGAGGGGAAAAGTTGTATCTCCGCTCGCCCCAGTCCAGTGTCTCCTGCAAATTTTTCAGCGCAGTTCCGGCAAAGCTGTGGCAAAAGCCGCTCTTGCCCTGTCTGCGAATCGGGCCGCAGCTCTGCCGCAGGCTCACCCTCTCCGGCAGCTCTCCCCCGGCGCATACGATTTTGCCGTAATGCCAGTCCCTTTCGTCTCTGGGGCTTTTCAGTAATGTTAATGCTTCTTTCATCTTCTTCCCTCCCTTGCTTTGAAAAGCCTGTCCGTCAGTGCCATTGTCCGCAGCATGTCCTCGGAAAGGTGCATCCGGTTCGGATCCGCAAAGCATCCCCTTGTAATCATCTCCTGCACCAGCTCCTTCGCCCATGTCGGCACCTCCGCAAGCGTTTCGTAACGCTTTTCCATCTCTGTCTCCCTCTTTTCCTTCCAGTCTGCCGTCACCTCAAAATGGGAACGGTCGGGCGTGTCCCATCTGCCGCCCCATGTAATCCCCAGCTGCGCCGCAATCCTTCCGCATCTGTCGAAAAATGCCGCGTCGGCGTATTCCTGCCCTTTTCTGTTCTTGCATACGTCCCACGCCAGCCGTCCGGTGTGGCGGCTCTTTCTCGTCCATGTGATGATTGTGCCGGCTCTCGTCCTGCCCTGTGCGTAAAGGTAGTCCTGCCGCTCCTGCGTGCGGTAGGTCTCCGTAATCAGAACGTCAAGCCCTTCCCTTTCGCACTCACGCAGAAATGCCCGGCAAGCCGCCTGTGCCGCCGGCAAAAGCGCGCCAATGTCTCTGCATGCCTTCGTCTCATTTGCCATCGTCCTCGCCCCCGATGCTTGCCGCAGCGTCAATCCGCTCCGCTGCAATCTTCAGTCCCTTAATCAGCATAGGCGGCACGTTTACGCCCATTTCCACCATGTTCTCCAAAATGCTTCTGATTTCGTTTACCAGATAGTTCGCCAGCACAAACCACCCGATAAATTGCATAAAGCCAAGCCCCACGCCGATGGTCTCGCCCATCTGCGCAAAGGAATATCCGATGTAAAAGGCGATAGCGATAACCACCCAGTACCAGACCTTCTTCATCGCGCCGATTGCACCAACCTTGCTGCAGCTTTCCCCCTTCATGCGGCTCTTCGCCCAGCCTGTCAGCCAGTCGATAAGGTTGAACGCCAGAAAGCCGGCAAAGAGAAACCAGTATTTCCCCAATACCGCCGCCATCGCCGCCACCACCGCGCCGCCAATCATATTTACTTTGCAAAATGCACCTGTCATGCGCCTGTCTCCTTTCATCCCATCATGCCGATCAGCTCTTGATACTGCTCCTCTGTAATGCGGTTCGCCATCAGGAATACATCCAGCTTGTTTAGCATGTCCTCCTTGTTGTAAGCCCCTCTTTCAATCAGCTTTTTCAGTCTTGCGTATGTCATAATGCAATCTCTCCTTTCAAATCTCTAATTCCTTCATGCAGACCAGATAGTCCACATTGATTGCTGTGTCTAAAATTGCCTGCTCCTGCTCCGTCAGCGTCTCCTGCGCCGCCTGTGTCTGTGCGCCGGGCTTCGGGTATTTCGTCCGCCCCTTTTCCTCGCCTGCCGCATTCAGAAATGTTTCCACAATGAAAACTGCACCGTTCTCCGTCAGCTCCTCTGTCCTTTTTCTCAGCATCCCTTGCCCTCCTTTTAGCCCTCGTCCAGCAGATACCCTACGCCGCAGTTGAAAGTGGCGTGGGTGTTGCTGTTTTTCTCAAATGTGTTGGAAACCCGAATCTCCACCGATTCCTGGAAGGGGATGTATGCCGCAATCGGGAAATAGCAGTATAGCTGATTATAATTGCCGGTCTGTCGCGCAAGGTATTCCGCCTCAGAGCAGGAAAATACATTTATGTCCGTATCAGATCCCAAGCCTGCAATTCTGGTAGGCAAATAGCCATAATTCCCAAGCCCGACAAAGCTCTCCGGCGGTGCCATCTGCAAATACATATTCGCACTGCCTCCGTAATAGTTTTCCTTAATATTCGCCTGCAGCTTCCCATCGATGTAAAGCTGTATCTTCATCTGTGTGCCGCTCTGCGAAGGCAGGTTCGTGAAAACTTCGGAAACCTCCGCCCAAAGCAGCTTTCCCTTGCCATGCACGCTGAAAATCTCCTTGTCTGCATAGCCGTCCAGCTCCGGCTGCTTCACGCTGCCCGAAAGCGTTCTCACAACCTGCACCGCCCCCGTGGCATTGCTTTCCTGCAATTCCTTCAAAAATCCTTTCATGCTCCTTCACCCCCTTATTTCGCCGTAAATTTCTGCACTGCCAGATAACCATCGCCATTTTCGGTAAATGTGGACGGTGCCATCGTGATGGCGTTCACATTCGTGCTTGCTACGCTGCCCGGCTGTTTTGTGCCTGTCTTTTTCTGTGCAATCACTGTCCCGTTGTATGTCACACTCACGCTATCGCTGCTTGAGCCGTAATAGCCGCACGCACACGCCAGAAAGGCATTGGGTGCTGCGGAAGTGGTTGCCCAGCTGTTCGCATTCTCAACACTATCCTGTGAGCCAAGCTGTGCTGCGCCAAAAAGTGCGGTTGCGTTCGTCAGTGTGCTGTAAATGCGTTTTACCAGCGTATCCGAAGCATTCACCGCCTTCAGGAATTGCAGCATATTTGCAGTTTTCTTGTATGCCTGTGCAATCGCCTTCAGCGCAACGCCGGAGGCAGCAACGGCGGTCATGGCTGTGCTGCTCGCAGCGACTGCGTTCATAGCGGTCGCATCTGCGGCTACTCCTGCCATGCCGGAGTAGCCTGCAGATGCGAGGTTCGCAAAGCTAACCACCAGCTTCGCAATCGCCATGTCGTTCTCCTTGATGTAGCTGTTGTAGTAGGGTGAAGCCTGCACTGCGCCCCTCGCAATTTTGCTTCCGCTGATGGCATCCATCGCCGTGGTGCTGTTTGCAATCCTCTGCATTGCCGTCTGGCTTCTGCTGATTGCCTGCATCGCTGTCTCGCTGTTTGTGATGGCGTGCATCAAAAGCGCATTGCCTGCCACCGCCGCCATGGCTGTGCCGTTTGCCGCAATCGCCGCCATGCTCGCAAGCCCCTCCAGCACCGCCGCATCCATCCCGTAAACCGTCAGCATCCATTTCCCTGTGTGCTCCGCGGAAAATGTTGTCAGCATTTCCTCTAATGCCTCTGCGTGCATGTCCCTGTCATTTGCCGCCGCACTGCTCATGCAGAGCTTCTTCCAGATTTCCTTGTCCTGAAAGGTGTAGCTTTCCTCCCCGAAAAGCTTGTACTGCGCCAGCCAGTGTGCCGGCAGAATCTCCTGCTCCAGCGTGTCCTGCCGCGCAATAAAAATCGGTTCGTTCATGCCTTCTCCTCCTTCCTGTAATATAAGCCGCCGCCCGAAACCCCAAGCCGGTATTTCTCCCCGGTCACATCGTCAATGATGTATCTTGCATTCTCCCAGGCCTCTGCCATTTCCTTTCGCAGGGCCGCCGCTGTCTTGTCCATCTCCCCGAAGATGTCCGCCTGCCGGTTCTGTGGGTCGTAGATCCGCGCCTGCATGTCTGCCGCCCCAATCGCAACCACCCTGTCCAGAACAAATCGCACCGTAGCCGGCTGATATTCGCCCCTCGGCTCGTAAGGCGTGGTGTTGTCCTTCGTCAGCACGTTCGCCCCGTTCCAGTTGTCAATGTCATCCTGCGTCAGCCCGTCCAAAAGTGCCTTGTTTGCATGCTCGTGCAGTGCCGCAAAGGCTGCCGCCAGCTGCTCCGCCGCCTCGTCCGTAAAGTTGTTGTCCGTCAGCACCTTGTAAAGCGTTTCGCTCCCCGTTCGCTTCTCCCTGTCCTGCTTTCCGTCAAGGGCGGTCTGCATCGCGGCGGAAATCGGCTTGTCCGTGTCCTTCGTCATGTCAATCATCCCCAGCTGCGCCGCCATGAAAAGCACAAAGCGGTTGAAGGCAGGAATGATGATGTCCTTGGAAAGCTCATCAAAAACCGCCTTCGCCTCGTCCTCCGGCTTCTCCATGGGGTTTGTCTGGGCGGAAACGCCCTTCCCGTTCAGCGCGCTGTCCAAAATGACGTATGCCGCCGCATCCTCTCTTTTCGTCTCTGCCATAATAACCCCCTTTATCCCTTGTAGTTACCGTTTTCTGTGTATTCCATTGCAAGGGAGTAAATCCCGAATGGCTCGTTCAGCTGCTCGTTCCGCAGGCTGAATGCAACCTTGTCTACCTTCTTGATTTTTATCTTGCCGCCAATCGTTCTGGGCGTGTCGTCTGTCGAAAAGTTGATTCTCTCCCAGTTGATGTGCGTGAAATCGAAGTACATCGCCCGCGCGCCGCTGTCGAAAATCTCACTCCAGACCCCCTTCACCTGTGCAAATACCTTCGCCCCCGTTGCAATCGCAGGCGCAAGCACAAAGTCAAGCCGGCGGAAGTTTTTGTTCTTGTAGAAAAGCTTTCCGGAAAGCTCCGCCGTGTCCCATCTGGCTGAAATCGCCTTGCCGTTGTCGTTGTAACTTTTCTGGTTCGTCACATCGTCGAAAAATCGGAAGAGGTTTCCCTCTGCATCCCCAAAGCAGAGCCGCCCCTGTGCATCCTCCCAGAAAACCCTTGCCGGCACGTTCTCCCAAACATAGCATTCGTATTGAAAGCTGCTATAGGGGTTGTCTCTCTCGTAGCTTTTCTGTAAGCCGTCCAGAAGGTAAACCCTGCCCCCTCCGGTGCTGATGAGGTAAAAATCACGCCAGATGTATGCGTACGCATCCGCAAGTCCCTTTTCCGCCGTCAGCGCATTGTCAATGTAGTAGCTTCTGGATTGGCTGTATTTCTCCCCCGTCAAGTCCGCCGCCGTAATTGCCATAATGCCGATGTCCGTCAGGAATAAAGGCTCGCTCCCAAGGTAGCCGAAGGTGTGGCTGCCTAAAGCCCCACGCCCTGTCAGCGTCCCGATGATGGGGAAGGTCGCGTCCTTCTCGCCCATTTCCCCCTTGCGGAGGATGACGTTTCGCCCCTCCTCTGCATCACTCTTGTGCGCCGCAAGCCTGTCGTTGATGATGCTGTAGCCAACAATCGCGCTGCCGTCCTGCCCCAGCGTGCTGTACCAAAGGTCGCCCCAGAAAAAACCGTCCGCCATCTTGCAGTACCAGTCTCGGTTCGGAAAGTCCGGGTTGCCGGAAAGAAACATCCTGTCCATTGCCCCGTTCACGCCAAATAAGGAAATAATTTTGCATTTGTTGATTTTGTCCGCATATCCCTTTCTCGTCTTTGCCGCCGTAATCTCCACGTTGTCATAGCCGGTCACAGGGCTTGCCCCCGGCGCGGTCGTAAAGGTCACAGTTCCATTCTTTCTGTCAACCGTGAAATCTGTGCCTTCCTTCTTGTCCGTCCATTCGCCTTCCTTCGTCATGATGCGCACCGTAACCTTGTCTGCATCCAAATCCTTCGCCGTCAGCTGGTAAACCTTCGCCGTCCCGTCCGAAAGAAAGCTTTCCTTCCATTTCCGCCCGATCAGGTTTAGTGGCTCCAAGGTTGTGCCGCCGCCTGTCGGCTTTCGGCTGATAATCACTGTCGGGATGTATGCCGCATCCTCTAAGGTTTTCACCATGAACGCCTTCGGCTTTTCCGCCTTGTCCGTCTCCGTCTCGGCTGCGGCTGTTTCCTCTGTTTCAAATTCGCCGTAGCAAAGTGCCTTCTTCCCGTCAAAAATGAATAGCTTTCCGTAGAATTGTCGCCCCACGCTTCTCTCGTCCGCCATGGCGGTGTAAATCGCCTTCCCCTCCAGATAAAGGCTGTCTCCTGCATGAATCAAAACCTTCTCCTCGTTCTTCTCTGCGCTTCTGAGAATGTGAACCCCGTTGATGCGCTTGCCGGAAAATTGTGCAATCCGTTCATAGCCCTGCCGCTTGCGCACCTTCCCCGGCACATCTCGCATCATGTTCGGCGCGTTGGGGCTTCGGGTAATCTCCACGTTGCTGGGGCTGCTGTTCAGGTCAACCCCCTTGAAGGTCTCAATCTTCACCACATTTCGGGCAGGCGAGGAAGGTACACTGAATCTCCCCATTTTCATCACTCCTATCTTTATGGGGCGCAGGGGTGTCCCCACATCCATTCCGCAGGCGGAATTGATTTCCGCTGAGGAGAACAGGCAGTTTCAAGCCTGCGCCGGAACTGATCTGTTCATCCCTCTGTCCCCCAACTTGAAAGCCTGCTTTCAAGTTAGCCGCTTAGCGGCTTAATAGTATCCTTTTACACTCGTCCAGCCGCCGCTGCCGGCGTTCCTGCCGTCTGCCTTTCGTCCGCTTTCCGCAAGCCGCTCCATCCATTCAAAGAATTCGTTCATGTAAATCTGTGCAATGCTGATGTCGTCATGCTTGTATAGCTGTCCTGCCATGTAGTGCGCTACATAATGCGCCGCCTCCTCGTGCAGGTCAATGGGGAAGTCTGCCGCTGTCTCCGCCGTAATCCGCGTGGGGTATGCGTTGTACCATACACGGAATGTCCCTTCGTCCTCTGCCGGCAGCAGAAGCACATGGTCACCCTCCATCATGTAGCCGGAATAGGTGCCGTAGTCCGTGCCGCTTGCCCGCTTGATTTTGTCAATGCAGTAAAAGCCCTCCGCCAGCTGCCGCAGGTCGTAGGCAAGAAAACCGCCCAAAGGCTCTCCCTTTGTGGCGGTCTCCCCCTCTCCCTGTGTAATTGTCAGCAGCTTCTTCCAGTATCTCCCGTTGGTTGCCAAAAGCATCAATGCCTCATTGGCGGCGGCAGGCATACCGTAAAGGTATGCCGCATTGTTGCTGTCCTTCGCCAGCGCTGCCCCGTCCAAGCTGTCCATCTTCCGCAGGCACGTTTCCTGTAATTCCTTCCAAGTAATGCTCATTCGCCCGTGCCTCCTTCGTCAGCTCACACCAGTGTTGTCAAATCTGTGCCGGCTGTCAGCCCTTCGCCGCAGAGTGCCGCACCTCTCCAGTTGTTGAAGCCTGCCGCAAATCTGCTTCTGCCGCTGAAAATGTTTGCGTGTGTGTTGTGGTCGATGTAGCTGTCCACCTTCAGCTTGATTCTGTCCAGCCAAGGCATGCATTCGTACTGCTGCATGTAATCACTGTCCATCAGGATGAAGTAAGGCTTGCCGCCGATGGTCTTAGGCAGCTCCGCCCATACCAGCACGTTCCACAGACCGCACTGGAAGTTCCAAGCGTTGTTGTTGTTTCTGGGGTCAAGCTCACTGCCGACCGCCGCCAGAACCGCTCTTTTCAGAGGGCCGCTGTTGGGGATGATGATGGTGTCGGGCTTCACGTTCAAGAGGTTCCCCTTGTCGTCCTTGAAGTCCTGCATTGCCTCCTGCACCGCATCCAACGTCAGCACGCTGAACGCCCCTTTAAACAGGTTGCTCTGCTTCAGCGAAACGCCGCTTACCTTGCTGGGGTGCTCCTTGAAGAAGAAGGGTTTGCCGTCCGCGCAGGTAATGCTGTATTTCTTGCCGTTCCATGTCATGGTGCTTTCATGCCCGTGGGAAAGCAGTGCCGCGCCGAACTGCTCTCTCGTTCTGCCGTAGCTTGTGGTAAAGCGCTTCGCCGCATTGCTGATATCGCCGATTTTGTTGTCCTCCATCATTTCCGCTGTGATGGAAAAGCCCAGCTTCCATGTGCTGGGTTCAATCACCTTGCAGAAGCCCTCCTGAAAGCCGTCCTGTGGCGTTGCGCCGTTCTCGCCAACATCCTGAAAGTTCCCCAGGGATGTCATGGTTGCGTATTTCTCCGCAAAGTTCTTTGTCTTGTCCATGTAGAAAATCTTGTCCAGCAGGCTGGTTTCCTCAAAGCTTTCCACGCCCGCCGTAATCATGCTTTTGATAGGCTCCTGACTCTTGCCAAAAACGCTGTCATTCAGGCCGCTCGCCTGAGAAAAGATAATTCCGCTCATGTTCTTCACTCCTTTTTTTGCAATAAAAAAGCAGTCATCCTCTGACTGCATCCCGTTATGTTAAATTGATTACTTGAAAAAGCCGCAGCACACGCCCGCCGCTTCGTCCACATCCGTCACAGTGAAAACACCGCTTGTCGTGGTCGCTGTCACGCTCAGCCCTGCCGCGCCCAGTGTCACCGCAGTCCCTGCCGTGGGCTTTGCGTCATAGGGCACTTCAAATCTTGTCGTTGCCAGCACAGGCATCACGGGAACCACGCCCGCATCCGCAGGCCCCATGCAAATGTGTGTGGGCTTTTCCGTTGCGCCGCATTTTGTCACCTTGTCTGTGTAGCTTAATGCCTCTCCCAGTGCGTAAACCTCGCTGTCCTTTGCAGGCAAAAATTCAAAAGGCTCTACGCAGCTGTTCTGTCTGTCTTTCACTTTAAACATGTTCTCTCAACTCCTTCTTATTCCGTTGCTTTTTGGTTTTTCCAATACATTTCCGCAATCTTCTCATGTGTTGCATTGGGGAAATATTTTTTGTATTCTTCCGCAATCTCTGCCGGCACGTCCCCCTTTGCGTTGCTCCCCTTCGTCTGGCGCAGGTGTCCCTTGCTGTTCATCTCGTTCATGGCAGCCTGCTTTGCCGCTGCGCTCTGCTTTTTGCTCAGCTCTTTTCTGTGCGTTGCCGCGTAGGCATCCGCAAGCGTAATGCCGGGTGCGTTCGCCCACATCTGCAAGGCGCGCCTGCCTGCCTCTGTCTCATTCAGCTGCTGGGGGCTTTCCAGTCCGCAGTCCGGAAATTCCTTCTTCATCGCTTCAAATTCCTTCGCCATAAAGTCGTTTGCCGCCTGCTGCTCCTGCTGGTGGATCACCTGCTGTGCCTGCTGCATGGCAGGGTGGTTCTGAATGTAGCTGTCCAAAACCTCCTTGGAAACGCCCATTTCCTCCAGCTGCTGTCTCTGCTCCTCCGCCGCAAATGCACTGCGGTAAGCAGTCAAATCCGCCTCTGTGCGGATGGGCTGGTTTGTGTAGGGGTTCAAAATCCCCTCAAATTCCCTCGCAATGCGTGCGTCCACTCTTTTCTGTGTCTCCGCCTCAATGCGTGCCAAAAGGTCGGGGCTGAAGCCCTCGTCCTCGCCCTCTCCGCCTTCCGTGTCCTCTGTGCCTTCGCCGTCAACGTCCACTGCTGCACCTTCCGCACCCTCCGTGCCTTCCGTGCCCTCTGTGCCTTCTTCTCCCTCTGTCCCTACTTCTGTTTCTGTGGTTTCCTCGCCTTCCAAGAAGTCCTCGCCCCAGAAATCTTCGTCATATCCTGCCATTCTGCTTTCCTCCTTCTTCCAAATCAAAATCCTGATTTTGACTTAGCGCTTAGTGCTTCTCAAATCTCCGCCTGTCTGCTTCTTGGGTGCTTTTGTGCTTTCAGCCCCCTTTGTTGCCTTCACTTCCATCGTGCCGGCTCTACCAACTTCCAGTCCGTTTCCGTGCTTTCTCATATCGTTCACCCCCTTTCGCCGTTCCTCATGCCTTCGCCCGCTCCTCACTACGCATTTATGCCATGCAACCGCTGCGCAATGCGGTAATATAAAAACCTCCCGTTTCCGAAAAGATTTTTAATCAATATAAACCTTCTCCTCTTTCTGAACCCGTTTGTATTCCTCACACTCCGGGTTTCTGCATCCGAATTTGAAGTTGTAATATGCCCTTGTCGGCATATCCGCCCTGTCATCGTTCTCAAACAATAACGGGCCTCTTTCCAGAATCATCAGCTCAATGCCGCATTTCTTACAATCCACCTGCCAAACCTCCCATCATTTCCATCGTGCTACCTCCGGCATCCTCTACCGCCATGTCCGGCACGCCCCGCGGCTCTGCCCCCTGCGGCATCTGCTGTATCTCCTGCGGAAGCTGCTGCATCTGCATCTGTGCCAGCTGCTCCTGTCTCTTTTTCTCCAGTCTCTCCCGAATCTCTGCCGCGCCGGGGTAGTGCTGCCCTGCCATCATCTCCCAGAACATAATCAGCGTCTCAGGGTCGCTCGGGTCGCCAAATGCCCCCGTCTGCAAATTCATGCGGATTTCCTGCCACATGGATTCTCTGTTCCCTGCAAGGCTTGAGGTGTTGTCCACGCTGAATAGGAAATCATCCAGCCAGTACCATTCCCCTGCCGCATCCTGCGCCAGATAGTCGTATTTGTTGAATTCGCTGTAGGTCGTGCTGCCGTCAATGTTGTTGTGCCGCACGCTCCGCGGCTCGTCGCTGTAAGCCAAAAGAAAGCGAAACATCACAGCATACAGATCCGCATACATCGCATTTTTCATAATGCGCTTGCTCTCCAGTCTCCCTGCACTCTGCGCCACCGCAATCTGCTTCGCCGTGCCGCTCGTTGCCGTGCGGTCGGGTCTGCCCTGAAAGCTGTCCGTAATCCCTAAAATGCGCCGCGACTGCTCATAGTTCGCCTCTGCAATCGCTTGGTCTTGGCTTGTGTCCACCTGTAAATTATGAACCCCGAAAAGGTTTGCCTCGTCCGCCCCCTGAAAGATAACCTCTCTCAGCTGCTCGTCCGTCTTGGAAACCTCCGTCTTTTCGCTTCTGGTGAAAATACTGCCGCCCTTGTCCAGCTTCTCCTGAATCCGGCTGTCGCATTTCTTAATCATGTTCTGCTGATCCATGATTTTGTCAACATCACTGTCGCCCAGTGCCTTCCCCCAGCTGCTCACGTTCTTGCGTATCACAAGCGGATAGATGTCGGGCTTGTATCGGGGAATCCTTGTCGGTCTTTCCGTCAGCATCGGCTCAGCCTCGTAGGCGTTCCCGAATTCGTCCATCATCAAGCCGTTTCCGCCGTCGGGGTATGTTTCTTCCTCCGTCATCATGGGGATCACGCCGTTCCGCGTCTCAATGTCCTCGTAAAGCTCCATTTCGTCGCTGTCGTAGTCCTCCGCCTTTTCGTTGCCGCAGTGTCGGCAGCTCTCCAAGCCTGTCATGTCCGCCCCGCATTTCGTGCAGCGCTTCATCTTCCGCGCTTGGTAGTCCTCCAAATCCTCAAGCTCTATGTCATTCACCCAAGTATATCGCCCAATGCCGCCCTTTTCGTTGCGGAAATATCCGAAGTTGACCGTCACAACGTCCTCTGCCGTTCCTCTGCCCCCTCTGCTCTGGGGGTCGCTCTCTGTCTCGTCCGCCACGCTTACGCCGTATTTCTCTTTTACATGCTTCTTCGACATGCCCATCTGCACGATGATAAAGTCCATGTCGTTGATTTCGTTCACCCCGTCTTGGAAAATCACCTGTCTGGGGTGCAGCAGGCTCACGCAAAGCTCCCCTCTGGTCTCGTGGGTGTGTCTGTCGCTGTCCCATTCCACAAGGAAGATGTCTCCCCCCTGTATGGGTGTGATGCGCTCGTCCATGTCGTTCAGCATCTCAAAGGGCAGGCGGTCTGTCTCGTTCCGCAGGAAATCCTCCAGTGTTTTCGCCAGCTCCTCATGCTCCTGCCGCCTTGCCGTCACCTTCGGCATGGGAAAGCTGCTGTCCACCTGTGCCTCCATCAGCTCCGCAACGATGTTTCTCACGCCGCTTGCCTGTGCTGCCGCCTTGCTGCTCTTTGCGTCCGGTGTTTTCTCAATCTCGCGCGTCCCGTTGTAAAGTGCCGTTCTCTTGTCCATCTGCTCAAATTCTTCTCGCATCGCCGCACTGTTCCTGCGTAGTCTTTCCTGCCACATCGGCAGCTTTCCTTGCCCGTTCTTCTTCCTGTCCAAGCTGTTCCCTCCTTTCCCAATTCAAAAACTAACTCAAAAATTAAAAATGTAATCCGTTGATTGCCTTCTCCTTTTTCTGCTGGTCAATCCCGATGTATCTTCTCGTAATGCTCGGGTCAGCATGCCCCAGCACCTCCTGCACCATTACAATGTCTCCGCCTGTGTCCATGTATAACCAGTAAGCGAAGGTTTTCCGCAGCGTGTGACAGCTTAGGCTTTCCTTGTAGCCTACCGCGTCCGCCGCCTCGTTCAAAATCTGCCATACCCGTATTCTGGAAATCGGCGTGTTCTGCTTGCTCCTGCTGTTGCGGAAGGCGTATTCGTAGTCCTTCTTTCCCTTGAAAAAATCCCTGTAGATTTTCTGCAAATGCGGATTGATGGGCAATAGGATTGTCTCCCCTGTTTTCTGCTCCGCAATGGCAATGCGGTCTTTCCCTCGCAGGTCGCGCACCCTGTATTGCAAAATGTCGCTGATTCTCCGCCCAAGGTATACCCCTGTCATGAATAGCACATAATCCCGCTCGTTTCGCTCTCGCAGATAGTCCCCAATCACGCCCACCATCCTTCTATCTTCAATGGGCATCACATATTTCAACCGCCATCACCCCCTTACCACGGAGAACCCCATTTCTCCAGTAAATACTGTTTTTCCTTCCTGCTTGCGTTCCGGTAGTCCTCCCACATGTCCGCCGTCCATTTCGCTTTCTTCTCCTTCTTTTCCTCCGGCATGTCCATCCGCTGCTGTCCGCTCGCCCTTGCCATCAGTGCAATCCCGTAAGCCATCACAAGGTCGTCATGCTCGCCCTGCTCCGCCTCCGCTCTCCCCTTTTCGTTGCGAATGAAGGAAAGCATCTCCTGTAGCGTGTCCCTGTCGTGTACTAAATGCAGGTTGCTCCGCATGAATTCCTGCATCGTTGCCACCAGTACAGGGCGCGTCAGCCCGTTCGTCTGAAAACCAAAGCTTTTCCGAAGCCTGCCCTCGTAGTTGTCGTAGATCTCCCTCACATAAAGCTTCGGGTAATGTAAGTATTCCAACACCTTCTGCGGATGCGTGGAAAAGTTCGTTTCCACCGCCGCCAGTGCGTCATTGTAGTATCTGCCAAGGCAGTAAACCTGCTTTGCATAGCTGTCCTCGTCGCAGCTTTGCCATTTCAGCCGCGCCATCTGCTCCCCTGTAATGTTGTCAATCACCTGCACCGTGAAGGAATCGCTCCCTTCCCCTGCCGTGTCTCCGCCCAGCGTGTAGGGTCTGCCCTGCTCCGGCTCTCGGAAAAGAAGAATCTCCCCCTTTTCGTCCTCGGTAAAGCGCCGCTCCTGCAAAAGAATACGGTCAAGCCGCTCCTGTGTCTCCACATAAGTAAAACGTCCCCTTCTGGGGCTCTCCTCCATCGTCCGCAGCCGTATGATGATTGCCTTGTTGTCAAATACCCCCGTACCCGTTGCAATAAATGCCTCCTCCGGTGTCGAAGGGTATTCTTGGTGGAATAGATCCATGTCATTGTTGCAGTTGTTCCGGATGCACCACCTGCGCCACATCAGCTGCTCGTTGTCCAAGCCAAAAGCGGTCTTGAGTGCTTCTTCTTCCTCCGTCAGCTGCTCCCCGTGCCATTCCCTGCGGTATTCGTCCATCTCAAACCATGCCGCAAAAAATGGTACATAGTCGTTTCGCCCTGCAACCGCATCGTCCCACATCTCCTTGAAGAAGTTGAACCCCTTCGCCGTGCTTTCTATGATTACCATGCTGTCCTTTGTTGCCGGCACCGCCTGCATTAGCCCAGTGTAGGTCTCCGCAATCTCCCCCGGCCAGAAGGCAAGCTCCGAAGCATGCACATTCGTTAAGGTATCGCTTCGCCCAACACCCTTCCCCCCGGCTGTCGCACATTTAATCTTGCTTTTCAGTCCCGGCAGCCGTTCCTTCTCCCTCCGGTTCTTCGTGGGATTCTCAAAGATAAGCTCCTTCGCGTTGCTGTTCTTTAAAAGCGGTCTCGCCGGGTTTCTCTCCTGAAATAGCTTGCTCATGTTGAAAAGGTTCGTTGTCGCATCGTCCTTGTGCGTGATGATGAAGCTGTTCACGTTGCTTCTGGTCGCCGTCTTGTAATAAATCAACGCCTCCGTCAGCGTGGAAAACCCCATCTGCCTGCTTTTCAGTATGATAATGCGGATCGGCTTGCCGGCCGCCTGCTGCTCCTTGATGCACTCATATAATCGCTTCTGCGCAGAGTTCAGCCGGAAGGGCACAATCTCGCTTTCCTTTGTCTTGATGCAAAGAAAGGCTTCAATGTATTTCTTCGCATCCCGTAAAACGTCATACTTCGGCATCTGCTCCACCGCTTTCCGCTTCCTCTAAGATTTCCTCTATCGTCTTTCCGCTCACGCCGCCGCCGCTCGCCGCCTGCTCCGCCAGCTTCGTCCGCTTCGTGTCGTTCGCAACGCGCTTCTTCTCCAGCTCCAGCCTGTCGGGGTTCTCCTTCCATTTGTCCTTTGCTTTGTTCAAAAGATAAAATTTGATTGCCCCTACGTCCGCCGGGATGTGCTGCTGCTCCGTCACTTCCTCCAGCACTTCCTCCGTGATTACCTTGCCGCTGCCGTCCGTCAAAATCTTGCCGTCTGCCCCCAGCATCGGCTTCTTCACCTTCATGTGCTTCCTGATGTCCGCGTTGTAGCCCAGGCATCGGTTCAAAAGCGAAACCTCCACGCTCTCAATTTCCTTTTTCTGCTCCGCTTTTAAAAAATCGGCACTTTTTTTCAAGAGTGCCGAAAGTGCCGGAATTTCCCCCTTGAGTTTCCTAAAAGTAGAATATGCCATTCCCAGCATTTCCGCCATTTCCTTTTGCGAAAGTCCCGCAAACGCCCATTCTTCAAGGCTTTTCATGTTTTCGTATATCTTTTTTTCGTTGCTGCTCGCCACCTTTTCACCCCCCTTTTTTTCGGCACTTTGCCATTTTCGGTGCCGAAAAATTTTTGCATAAATTTCCGCCTGTATTTTTCCGCATATATGCAAAAGAGCCAAGAAAGCCCGAAATCTCAATGTTTTTCGCCGCTTTCCTCGCTCTTTTTTTATTTAACATAACATAAGATTGTGTTAAATATTTCTTTTTCTCCCCCTTATTAGGAAGAAACCCGTTTTTCGCCGCCGCTCCTTAACACTTCCCCAAAGAGTTAAATAAACGCCGAAAAAGCCCCTTCCGGCGCATTTTATGCAGCCCCTCCCCCCTCTTTATGCAGGGAAGGCAGCCGCCGAAATCGGCAGCCGCCCCAGGAGGAAAAAAGAGAGCCGTAACAGCTCAACCGCTACCGCTCCCTACTATCATTCTATCATATCAATCGTACCAAATCGTTCCAAATCGTACAAAATCGTTCCAAATCGTCCCAAATCGTCCCAAATCGTACATTTTTTCGCAGAAAATAAAAAAACGCTGCATTTCCGCAGCAGAAAATAAAAAAACACTGCATTTTCGCAGCAGAAAATAAAAAAGCGCTGCATTTCCGCAGCGCCTTCCCTTCAATATCTGTTGTAAATTTCTCCCCTGTTTCCTGCATCAATTACTAATACAATCAATTCTCCGTTGTCTACCGTATAAACTACACGATAATCACCCACCCGCAGCCGCATCAAGTCGTCATGCCCTTTCATTTTCTTAATGTCGCTGCCGTTCGGTAATTCTTCAATGGCTGTTACAAGGCGGAGCTTCTCCTGCTTGGGCAGCTTGTCAATGAATTTCTTCGCCCTCTTTTTGATGATGATTCTGTACATCAATCAAGCCCCCATTCCTTTTTGCACTCCTCTAAAGAATAGGTAACGTCTTTCTCCGGATCGGGGTCATTCCGATAGCTTTCATACATCCTTTCGCAAAAAGCATCATCCGCAGCCTCGTCCGCTGTTATCCCCTGTAAATATGCCAATACATAACCCATCTTGTAATCCGGTACTCTTTCCAGTAAGCTTGCCGCCATTTCTCTTTCACTCATTCCATCCACTCCCTTTCAATCCTTCACATATTCCAGTATATCCCCCGGCTGGCAGTCCAATAGCCTGCACAAATCATCCAGAGGCTTCGACCCGATCGGCTTCCCTTCTCTAATATACTGTAGCGCGCTCTCGCTCAGTAGCTTTTCCTTTCGGATTCTGGAAGTATTATACCCCTCCCTTTTCAGCCATTCTAAAATATCACCTTTGTATACTAACATTTCGTATCACCTTCTTTCTTTTAATTTTACATTATTTTTCATGTATCTGTCAATATAATGTCACATCAAATTTAGTGTAAAATCTACACAAAAATAATGCACTAAATTTGGTGTAATTTCCAATTTACATTACATTAAATTTGATGTAAAATTAAGTCAAGAAGTTAAGAAAACGAACCAACCGAAAGGAGCAAAAAATCATGACCGTAACAATCAAGAAAGTAGCAAATATCGTTTCTCTCGTAGAAAAAGGCAACGAATCCCATATTATAAAAACTTGGTATGCTGATGATTTTACAACAAGAAAACTAAATAATGCAATCAAGAAACTTGTGAAAGATAATCCTACAAAAAAATTTGTGGTACTTGTATAAGAACAACGAAAGGAGCAACCACCATGAAACGATACAGAGACGAAAACGGACAACTCACAATGACCCTTGCACAGCTCAAGCAGGAAACCGCCGCGGAGGCTGCAGCATATTATCACATCGGCGGGATCTATTTCAACTTTGCGGATTTCAACGAATATGTCATGATAGAAGCCGGAACCCTTGCACACTTCCAAAGCTTTGACGGAAAAAACCTGTTTATCCCGTCCGATAGCTTGGGCACCTTCCTGCCGGATGTGGCATCCGATGGCATGGAACTGGTGGCAGTTGAATAAAAGCATTAAAAAACAAGGACAAAATCGTCCTTGCTTTTTTAATGCTGCTGTTTTTCCTCTTTCTCTTTATGCACATCCCAAGCCCTGCAAAGCTTCTCCATCCCCTCCGCCTCCTTCCGAAAGCAGGCAGTTCTGGAAAGTCTCGCCTTCCGCGCCACCCGATCCCATGCCAGGCGCTCCGCATGCTTCCCCCAGATGATTGTCCGCTCCTCCGTCGTCAGTGCCTCCGCCATCACAAGGCTGAGGTCAGAGTGCAGCCGCAGCCTGTCTCGAATCGCTCTTTCGTTGGTGCGGATCCGCTCCTCCGTCTCCGCTCGCTTCAAAACCTTTTCGGCTGTGCTGTCTCCGTGACCGCTCCGCCCCCCCGCTGCGTCATATTGCACCGCAGAAAGTGAAATGTCCCGCAGGCTCCTGCGCATTGCCTCGTTTCTCTCCCGCAGCCATTGCGTTGTCTCCGGTGTGTCCGCCATCTGCTCTATCAGCCGCGCCATCTCTTTCTTCGTCGTCACCTGCACCCCTCCCTCAGCTTTTCATATCTTCGCTTTATCCCTCTCTCCATCTGCTGCAGCTCCCCCCAATGCCTGCGGATTGCCTGCTCCGCGCCGCCCTTCTCCCCTCTTTCTTTCAGCTCCGCATATTGCAGCACCCGGCTGTAAAAGTCCGCCTTCTCCCCTCTTTCAATCAGCGTAAGCGTCCGCAGGAAAAGCGCCTGCTTGTCCGCCTCTGTCTCCGCGCGTGCCGCATCTAGGGCATCCGCCTCCGCCAAAAGCCGCTCTGTACTGTTTTCCGCCACAAAGGCGCGCAGCCCTCGCAGCCAGAGAATTTCTGCCGCCGGGCTTTCCTGCTTCTCGTTTTTCATGTTATCACCTCGTCCGCCTTGAAATCAAAACCCCTGAAATCAAAGGTGTTCCTGCACCCAATTTTCCGGCGGCTTCTCCTTCGTCTCCCGGAAGCCTGCCGCGCTGCGGAAGGTCGTGCTTCTCGGCATCCATGTCAGCGCGATCGTTCCTGTCGGGCCGTTTCGCTGCTTCGCAATGTTCAGCTCCGCCGTGTTCTTCTTCTCCGTGTCAGGGTAGTAATACTCGTCACGGTAGAGGAAAAGAATCACATCCGCGTCCTGCTCAATGTCGCCGCTGTCTCGCAGGTCAGAAAGAATCGGTCTGTGGTCGGCGCGCGTCTCAGGTCCTCGGCTCAGCTGGGAAAGTGCCAGAACCGGACAGTCCCAGTCTCGCGCCATTTGCTTTAGCCCTCTGCTGATTGCGCCAACTTCGCGCACCCTGTCCTGCCCCTTGCTCACGATGAGCTGCAAATAGTCAACCACAATCAGCCGGGGGCGTATCCCCTGCCCCTGTAAGCCGTGCAGAAATGCGCTCATTTTTTCCACCGTCTGCCCCGTCTCGTCTCGGATGATCATCCGCCCTGCGCCGCTTTCGTAGTCCGCGCGGTTTTCCTCCACGCCGCGCAGCGTCTCCTGCCATGCCGCATCGTTCGCCCCCACCGCAAAGCGGTCATTGTCAATCAGAAATTCCGATGTGTAGCCTCGGTTTCCGAGGCTCTTGTCCGGCATCTCCAGTGAGAAAAAAACCACCCTGTCCGCCTGCTCCGTCAGGCTTTTCTGCGCGTGCTTCGCAATGTCCAAGGCAAGCGCGCTCTTGCCCATGCTCGGTCTTGCCGCCAGAATGCAGAAATCCCCGTTCCGCAGCCCCCCAAGCATCAGGTCAAGGTCAGTGAAGCCCGTCGGCAAGCCGACGATTTTCTTGCCGCTTTCCCGTAACGCCGCAATTTCGCGAATGTGCTTTTCCGTGGCATCCGCCAGCGTCACAATCTCCGCGCTGCCCCAGCCGTCCCCGCGCATGGCTGCCATGCTCCGGTCAATGCCGCCGATGTCCTGCCTGTATGCCGCCTGCGCCAGCTCCTGCGCCGTCCGCACCACCCGCCGCAGGTAAGCAAGCCGCTTTAGGTCGTCTATGTAGCTGCGTAGGTAAACGCTCGTGGATACCCCTAATGCAATGCCGGCAATCCGGTCAATCCCGATTCTCTCAGCCTCGCCCCTGCGCGCCAGCTCGTTCATCACCGTCACCGCGTCAATCTCCTCTACCCCCTGCATCGCCTCGAAAATCACCCGATACATCGGCACGTAGAAGTCCTCCGCCAGCAGCATCGTTTTCCCCAGTGCTGCCGCGCTCCTGTCCAGAAGCATGCACCCCAAAGCCGCGCGCTCCGTCTCCTCGCTGTGTAAATCCTTGAACGCGTCCATCCTGCTTCACGCTCCTTCCCCTTAGCCGCCGACCAGTCCCCTGCGGCTTGCAAGGGCATCGTTGCAGGATGCTCCGGGCGGCGGCGTTGGCTTCTCCGGCGCAAGCGGGCGGTATTCGTTTTCCCAGCCCCCTGCGTGCAGCCAGCTTGCCGGGTGGGGAATGTATCTTCCGTCCTGCTCCGCCCATTCTCTGCTGCGCTGCGCTCTTTTCAGCCCCTCCATGATTTTTTATAAAGCTCTGCCGTCACGCGCATCCTGTCCCATCGCGCCATGGCGGTCTGCTTGTTCTTCTTGTTCGGGTATTCCTTCCAGAAAAGAAAAAATTCGGCAGATTTGCTCGTATATATCTTTTCTCCTTCTCCTTCTCCTTCTCCTTCTCCTTCTCCGCTCCATTTGTTCCCCGTTGTTCCCCGTTGTTCCTTTTCGTTCCTCTCCTGCGCGGAAGGTGCTGTTTTTTCAGCCTTTTCCACCTCCTCCTCGGTAAAAATGCCGTTTTTTAATAAAAGCGTTTTTACCGTTTCTTTCAGCGTTTTTGACTGAATTTCCTTCAAATCTGCCGCAAGCGCGCGTAGGGTTGCCGTCTTTTTGTTCCAGTTTCCTTCCGCCCAGTGCAGCAAAAAAACCTCTTTTGTCCCCTCGTCATAAAGAATCCGCAGCACCTGCTCCATCCGCTGCAAAAGCTTCTCAAGCGTCTCCCGGTTGTATCCTGTCTCGTCCATCGCCTTCCGCATCCGGAAGGCATAGCAACCCAGTGTGTTTACGTTCGCGTTGGTCTGTAAGTACATCCAGAAGTATTTCTCCTCCGGTGTCATCTCCCGCGCCTCGTCCGTCTCCCAAAAGTTCCGCTGAATCTTACTGTATGCCGTTGCCATTCGCCGTCGCTCCTTTCAGCCGCATCGCCCATCTTTCCAGCTTCTGCTCCTTTATTTTCTCCATCTTCTCCCGTGCCTCACCATTAAATAAAATGGTATCCAAAGCCATTATCATGGAGATATGACAAAGAAGCATTTCCCTTGCCGCCTCCTCGGTAATCAGTGTGGGGTTATCCCCGCTTCTGGCGCGGCGCAGCTTGAGTGCCGCCTTCGCCAGATCATGGCATACCTCATGTAAGGATTCTTTGATGTGAATCAGCCCTAACCCTTTCACTACAATCAGTATAGATCCCACCATGCTGTGCAGAATCCGCCTATCATACGCGGCATATATCTTGTCAAGCAGCACTTCCGCCACCAGCTCCACGTCCGCAGCCTCCTCCATCGCCCCGGTTGGCATTACTCTGGTTGGCATTCCGTATTCCGTATTGTTAAATATCAGAAACTCCTTGGATAATTCCACACACTCCTCCGCTAATTGCAAAATTGCATCATCCGTAGGCAGCAGCTGCAGCACCGTCTCCTTGCTCTCATTATAATTCATGATAAGTTCCCCTCCTGTCTCACCTTGCTTTTGTCAAACATATCTCCGAAATCAATCTCAATACCTGTCACACCTCTGTTTTTAATTTCCGCTTCCAGAGCCTCCCTGCCGCCTTCTTGCACAATTTTTAACGCCAATGCAAGCCCGTCATTCCTTCCTCTCTGGTAGTCCTTCAAGTTCATTCTTTTTCCTCCTATATTTCTCTCGCTTCTCAGCCAAAAGCCTGTCCCTGTGCCGCCAGTAATATCTTGCCTGCCGCGTCATCGGCCGCTCGTTGATGCAATCCGGATGCACGCAGTGCAGGCAGTCCATGTTGCAGATTTCTTCTTTCCCCATTGCTCCGCCCTCTCTCCTGCTCCTTTGTATGAAAAATCCTCTGCCCTTGCGAAGCATAGTTTCTCTATGCTCTGCCCTTGCCTTGCCCTTCGCTTCTTGGCTATGCCTTCGCTCTGCTCTGCAATGCACTGCTTTCCTTGCTCTTCCTCTGCATCTCTTTTCATTCCCATGCGCCTCATTGCCATTGCCACGCTAAGCTGATCTATGCCTTTGCGTTGCTGTCCGTTGCCCTGCCGTGCTATGCCCTTGCCTTGCCCTTCGCTTCTTGGCTATGCCTTCGCTCTGCTGCGCCCTCCAAAGCAATGCCCTTGCGCTTATTCTAAAATGTCCGCAATGTCCGCCGCACGTTCCTCCAAAATCTCGCAAAGGAATCTCCCCTTGCCGCTGTTGCGCCATTGTCCCAGCCCCCGCAGCTTCCCGTAGCTTAGCCATTCCTTCACCGCCGGCACCAAATCGTCAGACATCACCAGTATTGAAAACTCTAACTTAGCCCCTGCCGCAATCTCCTCGCTGCTCGCAAGGCTGTTTCTCTCGCCCTGCGCCGTCTGCGCCCGCAAGGGTCTCTGGCAGTTTGTAAGCTCCTCCGCCGTCTGCACCGGAATCTGCCGCTCCTGCACAAAAATAAGCCCGTCAATTTCCTTCTTGTAAGCCTTAATCTTGCTGCTCTTCGTGCCCTTCACCTTCCGCAGCACGCCGCAGGCATCTTTGAAAAACCCTTTGATTTGATAGTCCCAAAGGATGGGCCGCCCGTCCTCGTTTCTCGAGAATACAGTCATCCCTTTTTCAATCACTTCCTCTACGCCTACCGCTTCAATCTCTTCCTCCCTGCTCGGCGCATCGGGCGCATGGCTCGCAATAAATTCGCTGTGCAGCTCCTTGTTGTTGCTCGCCGTCCCCAGCATCGCCTCAATCGTTGTCAGTTTGCATTGCAAAATTCTCATTTTCTTCTTCTCCTCTTTCCTTCGGTTTATTCCTCCAATGCCGTGTTCCAGCACTCTTTGCAGTAATCCTCAACATTCGGGTGTGGACATTCACGCAAATAGCCCACTTTGGCCGCACACACTTCCGGGGTGCCATCACTCAATTTTTTCGCATAAGGGAACTTTTCAAAAAAATCATCCTTCCTTGTTTCCCTTGGGTGCTCCTTCGCCCATTTCTCCACAATTTCAACTATCTGCCTGGGAAAAATGTTCTGGAATTGCGCGCACGTCAATATACCACGCTCCGCATAAATAGGGCATCCGCCACAAGAAGTGTTTCCGAAAGAATGACACATCCGCATTCTTTCTTTCAAATACCTTACCGCATCCATGCTCATTCCTCCCCCTCCAACAGCTTTTCATATTCCTCTTCGGAATAATTCACAACCGTGCGGATAATCCGTAAAATTGACCGCAGACACTCCTCGTTTCCGCTTTTGCTTCCAAAATAATAGGTGTCGTGAAACGGCATAAACCCTTCATCGAAACAGTGCTCCATAAATTCAATGCATAGAAAGTCCTCTCTATCCGGGAAATCGCCTTCTTCTTCCATTCTGTGCTCCACACGCTTGCATACAAGCCTTCTGACATGCTCGTCAGTGCTCCCTGCGTGCAAATGTTTCCGCAGATTGTCTAAATAGTGCAGCTTGTCCTCGAATTCGTACACCTTCGCCGTTCCTTCCGTAAAATCGTGAAAGCTCTTCATCACATAAAATTCTAAGTTTTCCGGCGGCTCATCCAGCCGCAAATTCCCCACCCAGGGTAACCAAACAGTGATTTCATTCATTTTTTTGTCTCTCCTTCCTTCTCTCCAGTTCCGCTTCTGCCTCTCTCTTCGTAAAAAGCAGATTTCCGTTGTCACATAGGTTCCAATCGTCAGCATATTTAATGCCTCTTGTCGAAACATCCTGCACCTCGTACTCGCTGATATAGAAATAGCGTTCCGGCACCGTTTCCTCAAGGATTTCATATACCGTGTCCCCCACCTTGCAGGGCATGGGGAAATATCCCTTCACACCGCAAAAATCCTCATTGTAAAGCGCAACACGAATCACATTTTCCGCAATCGCACCGATACAATCAACTTCAAAATCTACAAATGGCTTGAGCAGCTGCGAACCCACATGAAATTCAGAAAAATTATCCCAGTCCATGTTCGGCTCGCAAATCTGGATTATTTCCGCAGTATCGAAAGAACAATACCCCTCCCCAATCGCCTCCAGTAAATCAATCAGTTTCATTTTTCTTCTTCCTCCTTCAACCCAATCAGCCAGTCCACCGAACATCCCGTTTTCACCGCAATCCGAAATAGCATGTCCACCCCCGGCACCATGTCCTTCCTCTCGTAGTTGTATAGCGTGATGTAAGCAATCCCGGTAAAAGCGGCAAAATCCTTTTTTGTCATGCCGCTTTCCTTCCGCAGTAGTCGGATTCTCTCCCGGAATATCTCCCCGTCAAATTCTCCGCTCTGCCTGCTCCGGCGGCTCTCCTTCTTCTCCTGTGGCGCGTCCTCCTGTGGCGCGTCCTTCTCCTGTGGCGCATCCTCCTTCCGGGGCATGTCCTCCTTTCGGGGTGCGTCCTCCTTTCGGGGTGCGTCCTCCTCCACCTCTACCACAATGTATCCGGGTCGCTTAATCTTCCCCGTCCTCCCTCTGGAAATTAGGGAGCGTATGGTTTCCTTCTTCACCCCCCGCAGCTCCGCCAGCTCCGCAACACTGTCCGCCACCGCCAGCGGCAGGGAAAGCGCATCCTTCGTCACTGCCATGTAAATCTTCCTTTTGGGCAACACTCCCCCTCCCTTCCGGTTCACACCGCCTTAATGCTTTGTCAGTTCATCCAAACAATGCTTTAATGCAGCCATTATTGTGTAATCTAAAATATTGATGCTCTGCGGCTTATGCTCTTTCCTGTAGGTGTATTTGAAAATCTCGCTTTCCAATGCACTTTGCAGTTTCAACGGCTCTAACGGATTGCCTATATCATCCAGATACTGCATCTCCATCCTCGCCTTGTATTCTCGCAATTCCTTCAATTCCTCCAGCCAGTCGCCAAGCTGCTTATTTTTCTCCGCCTCCTGCTCTGCGACCTTTTTCGCCTCTGCTTCAAAAGAATTCTGCGGCTCAATATTTGTATTTGCCCTGCATTTCTCCGCGGATTCTCTTACATGCTTAATCGCTTCATCTATCGTCACATCTATCCCCCCTCATTTCTTCAAAAACAATGAAAGCATAATAAACCCCATGATTTCCGTCTATCACCGATAATGCAGAAATCTTGCAGTTTGAAAAATCCTCCCTCCATATTCTCCCAATTTCGTCATATAAGGAATTCAAATAAACCGCACCGCATTTTACCATGTGCTGCCCGTTTGGGCCGCTTGTTCTGAGCTCCATCCTTCTCCTCCTTCTTCACTTCACTTCACAAGCCATAAACAAACCGCAGATTCCCCATCTGCAGCTTGTTTACAGGCATGGCTTCCGCCATGCTGTAATTTCATCTTAGGTAAGTTTTTCTCGCTTACGCTCGAAAACCGCTAACACGTTTCCCTTATTCCTCGCCTCACCCAACCTGTCGGTCAGACGTTCGCTCGTCATAAGCAAGGGCAACGTCCGCTACTGCTTGTTGTTTTCCTCTGCCTGCTCCTGCTGTACCTGCTCCGCATATTCCTGCTCCAGATCTCGCGCCTTTTCTTCGTATTTCTCCAAGACTTCCTCTGCAACAGTCCATTTCTTGCTTTTCCGCTTTACACCATTTACGGCTGTCTGCAGCAAAAAGCCCAGCAGGTACCAGACCCTGTCGCGAATCTGCTCCATGCAAATTTCAAAACCAAGCTTCTGATCATAATTTTCCTTGCTCACGCAGCTGCTGCTTTCCAAAATCTCAAATCCGTTTACCAGTACCGCACGCACCACCGTTGTCTTTTCTCCGGCAGTGGAAACAAATACTTCGTCAATGAAATCCTCCACCATCTGCGCGCTGATAGAGGGCGCATCCGTTTTCAGATTTTTATTTTCCTCCAAGGGCAGATACGCCTTCTCAAAAACCCCCTTCGGGCTGAAGCTTTCGTATCCGTCCGCATAGCGAACCTTGTACCCCATCACCGCAATCTGTCCCTCAGCAAGCAAAACAGCGTTAATCTCATCATTTTCATTGCTGTAAATCCTGTCACCAATCCGAAAGGCTCTTTCTGCCTCAATCATTTTTGTACCAATATATTTTTTCATTTCGTCTCCTCCTCCGCAGCTTCTTCTCTCTCCGGCTCTGCGGTTTCTTCCTCTTCCTCGCCATCTGCTTTCTGCATTTTTTCAAAAACACTCTTCACAACATCCCCAACAACAGCGCCAACCTTTTCCGCCGTCACATCTTCCCGTAAACTCTCCCGAATCATTTGCACAATCGCATTGCAAAAATGATCCAGTATCTCTGTGTTATATCCGTTTGCGGTCATCTGCATGTTATCCTCTGTATTCTCTCTGAATGTAACGCTCCAAGTGGAAGTATCCTCTTCATCTGATAAATCAATCCCTTCCACCTCTGCTCTCTCCTCCAGGCATCCCTTGTATGCCTTCATTGCCTCCAACTGCGCGCGCAGCAGCGTAAGGCTGCAATTCGGCGTAAAGCTCAGCTCCCCTGCCTCGTATTTTCTGCACATTTCCTCCAGCTTTTCACATCTGAGTGCCAGCTGCCAGTATTCCGCCTTCGTTCTCTTTTTGAAATCCTTGCTCAGCATAAAGCCAATGCTTTCCATGATATGTTCCATGCTTCTTTTCCCTCCTTGTTTTTAAAATGGCAAATCATCATCCTCAACACTCTCGTCAATGGGATAGAACCCGTCCGCCGGGGCCTGTCCGTTCTCCTTGGCCGCCTTGCCTTCTCCGCTGTCCTTCTTGCTTTCCGCAAAGTGTTGCTCCTCAATGATAACCTCCGTTGCGTAGCGCCGCTCGCCGTCCTTGTCCCAGCTCCGCACCTGCAAACGCCCAATTACGCCCACCAGCTGCCCCTTCCGGAAATATTTCTCCGCAAATTCGCCTCTCTTGCCAAGTGCCACGCAAGGGATGAAGTCCGCCTCCGGCTCGTCCTTTCGCTTGAATCTGCGGTTGACCGCCAGCGTGTACCTCGCCACCGCCACAGGCTCTGCCCCCTGCGAATATCGCACCTCCGGGCTTCTCGTCAGCCGCCCCATTAAAATCACTTTGTTCATTTTTCCAACTCCTCCGCTTTTCAAACAAGCAGAACCACTTCGCCGCTGTCAATATTTTTTTCCAACTGCTCCGCCAGATAGTTGTAGATGTTCTTCTTCGCCTCCAGCTTCCAAGCGCCACCGTCTGCCTCAAAAATGGCACATCTGCCGCCCTCTCTCATGCGGAAAATAAATCTGCTCTCCGGCTGATCCACCTCAATGAACGTGCGGAACGGGCGCAGAGAAACAGGGTTCGGCACCTTCACGTCTGCCACCGTTGCAACCCCTGTCCGCACTGCCGTCACTTGGCTCACACCGTCGTCCGTCATCGTCCGCACTGCGTCCTCCTTCAGATTGCCGACCACCTGCAAAATGGTTGCCTTGTCCTCCGTGTCAAGAAATTTGCTCTGCAAAGCAATGTTGAAGCTCTCCGCATCGTGAAATTCGCCATATTGAAACTTCGGCACCTCCGCCGTGGCAAGCACCATGCAGTCCCTCTTGCCATCCCCCACGTTCGCAATGTCCTTCAGTGCCACGCAGGTCGCACTTTCAATGTGTATAATGATAGGCTCTACGGCTTCGTAGTCCTCACTCTGCCGCTCGTCCCCAATCTTCTGTACATAACGCACAATGCTTTCCAACGTGTTCAATTTCAGCGTGGGAAAATCCGCCTTTTTCATCTGGTACAAAGGCTTGTCCGCATAAACACCGCCGCCATGTCTCACAGTTTCCGGCTTGTTCAGCCCCACAATATATTCCAGTGCTGCTTTAATCATTTCTTATTCCACCTTTCTTTTCTGCGCCTGCAAATCAATCACGCCGCCGCTTGTCTCCTGTGTCTCCGCATCCTCCCGGTCAATCTCCAGCTGTCCCTTCATGGCTTCCCTGCGCCATTCGTTCCCCTGTACGTTGCCCCTGCCGTCGCTTTCCACAATCATTCTGCTGCTGATTGCCTTCTCCGGCTGTAAGCTCGTCTTAACGATGGCTGTCACGTCCACATCCGTCCTGTCGTTCTTGTCCGGCTTAAAGGTCAGCTCAATCGTCAGCTTTCTTGCCTTCTCTGCGTCCATGTTCGGGTTCGCAATGTTTTCGTAGACCCTCTGAATGGCACTGCCGATTCTCTCCGCAACTGCCCCTCCTGCAAAGTCCTCCAGTAAAAATTTTTCCATAATCCTTTCCTCCTTTTTCTTATCTTCGCCGCAGTTTGTAAAGCCGCGCCGCCTCCTGCGTGCAGTAGTCGTCATGCAAACGCGCCCTCCGGCGCTGCTCCGCCTCCTGCTCCCGCTGCGCCGCCTGCTTCATCTTCCTCTCCCATACCCAGCATACCGCCGCCATCTCAAGCAAAACCGCTGCGGCGCTTAAAAGTAAAAATACCTGATCGCTGTACATCTTATCTCACCCCCTCCTTAATCCCTATCCGGCTTCCTTCTCCTTGTTGCCGTCAGCTGCTCCTCGGCTTCTTCCTTCTGCTTCATCAGCGCATAGTATTTTTCCGGATTCGCCCGAATGGCAGCCAGAACAATCGCGTCCACCCGTTTCAGTATCCTTGCGTCTCTCTCCTTCTGATCCGGCGCACTGCAGAAGTCATCCATAATTCTTATCCTTGCATTTCCGCTGGTGTATTCCATCGCCAGTGCCATTCGCTCCACCTCCTTCTTCAATCTATGCGCCGCTCTTTGTCCGTTTTTCTGTATATATAAAGAAACAGGGCGAAATCATTGAAAATGTATGTATTAAGGGGGAATCCATCGGTCTCTGTTCGCGTCGCCCTGCTTCTTCATATCGTTTATAAATAAATTAGCAGTATCACTGTCAAAGTGATTAGTGCCATTCCCAAGCACCGCCACCGCAGCAGCTTGCGCCGCAGCCGCTGAATCTGCATGTCCCTTGTCCGGATCATCGCCTGCAGCGTCTTGTCTCTTTTAATCGCTTCCGTCCGCCGCAGCTCCTCCTCCGCAAATTTTGATACTTCCATCACACCACCTTCTTCCCCTTCCCTCCTTGCCTTCGCCCCAAATATTTCCTATAATGGAACAAAGAAAGGGGGTCTTTCCATTTGACCGATTTTGTCCTTAATGTTCTAAATTCCAATTTTGTAGTAGCCATCTGTACCCTGCTGGGTACTCTCGTTGGTGCGCATCTTTCCGCCCGTTACGTTCGCAGGGAAGAAAAACGCCGCACCATCGCCATCCATTACAGTGAATTTGTTTCTGCCTATACGGATTTTGTTTCTGATATCCGAAATCCCGACCACGTAAGAATTCTCATTGCCGCCATTGAAAAGCTTCGCCTTTTCTGCAACAAAGAGGATGATTTGTATTTCTCCGTATTGTTCCATTTCGTAACCGAAGAAAATCCCAATCCGGAAGGCTGCAAAATAGCCTATGAGAATATTCAGAAAGCCGTCAGAAAACTGGCAAATAAGTAATAGCTACATATCCCAGAAGGTCAACCGCAACCAGAAACAGGAATATAAGAAGCAGCACAATCACCCATTGCAGGAATCTAATAGAAATCTTCTTCATACGAGAGGGTTTCTTTAGATTCCATATTTTTTTGTATGCCCATCTATCCATCATGTAGCCAATCAGAACGCCAACGATGAACCCTGTTATCCTTTTTACGATTTCCAACACCGCAGCCGCCATCACACCACCTCCCTTCCCCCTGTAAAGCCGCCGCTTGGCGGCTTTGCCTTTTTAGCTTGCATTTTCCTGTTTCCGAACCAAAACCATACCCTCACTTAAACCAAGCAAATATTTTTTATTGCTTTCATCTAACATCGGAAATACTGCTACAATGTTTTTGATAATCTGCTTTTCCTGTTGGTTCATATTTTCACCTCTCTTTCTGCCATCCATAACTTATTTATAACATAACATAACTAGTTTATCTTGTCAACATTTTTATAACTCATTTATATTTTTTATTGATTTTTATAACAACCCATGATAATATGACTTTAAAGGAGGTGATTTAATGGACGCATTTGGCGAAAGAATAGAAAATTTAATTAAACAATTAGGTATTACAAAAACAAAATTTGCTGAAAAGCTCTCTGTATCTCAACCTTATATCTCAAAAATCATAATTTCTGGATATGTTCCAAGTGATAGACTGATTGAAGATATCTGCGAAAAATTTAATGCAAATGAAAAATGGCTCCGAACTGGAGAAGGAGAAATGTTCATCAGAAAAACTAGAAGTGAAACCATTGCAGATTTTATGGTAGATATGCTAAATGAAGAAGAACCTTCATACAAAAGGCGGCTTATCGAAGCACTGGCAGAACTATCTACAGATGAATGGAAATTACTTGAAAATATTACTTTAAAATTGGCAGAAAAAAAGGACTAGTGTTTTACTCTAGTCCTAAATATCTTTTTACGATTCTATAAATAATTTTTAGCTTTTCCTGATTCTGAGTCTTATCAATGAGTTTTTTTATTTCCTCTCTATAATCCATAACATCCCATCCCCTCTGTTCTCTTTCCCGTACAAAAATAGGAACATCCGTTCGTTAAAACTATGTTATAACTTTCCGAAACATTTGTAAAGGGGAACACGCAAAAAATTTTTGCCACTTTTTGCGATTCCCCCTTCCCCTTTCCGCCCCCCTGTGTTATGATTCGTGAAGATACTATTTCATTTCATGAAAGAAAAGGGGAAATAAAATGGAAAAATCATCTAAAATAAAACTAGCTGTTTCGCTTTATCTAAACTCATTAAAAATTGTTGATATAATCACTAAAGATGAAGTAATCTTTCCTAAAGAAGTAGCTCAAAAAGACTATAAAGAACTGGTTTGCTATGCCCATTCTCTTTTTATGGCTTATAATGAAACTCATGGAAAACAACTGGATGATTCTATTTTCTATGATTCCATTGCAGATTTTTGTAAATCTCATTTTTTCGGAAATAATAATGCTGAAGAAATTGATATTTCCGAGAGAATTGCAAAATCCAAAATTCTCATAAATACTTTTTTATTTGAAAATATAAAGTTTATTAAAAATAAAGGGAACCCCGATAATGATACACAATATACTTCTAATATCCTGTCTCAGTTTCCATCCTGTAAAGAAGCTGATTCTTTTCTTATTACAAACGCACTCTTTCCTACTCTCATTCCAAAAGTTACTGATGCAGTAGGTTTATATTATAATGAAATTGTTTCCTCTTGGGATGAAACAGTAGATATTGTTCGTAACGAAGATGAAATTACATATAATAGCTGTATCGCTATTTGCAATGAAAAAGAAGGAAAGCTTGAAATCAAAGGCAAAGGGTTTGCAACGCGTATCTCGTTAAAAACCGATGAAGAAAAAGAATACCTGCAAGATCGTTATCTTTTAAAAGCCCTTTCCTCGCTTACCTTTTTTTCGCTTGCTCTGGTTCTTCCGGCGGCTTATCTCGCCATTTCCGATTTTCTCAATATGAATACACTGAAATCCTTCATGCAGCATCCGTTTCTGTCTCTGCTGTTTGTCGGCGGCTATCTGTTCGCTGCCGCCTTCTGCGGTTTTTTCGTTCCGGGTGCCTTTTATTTTGCAATTAAAACTTTCAACTTGGAGCAGGCAGCAAGAGAAGATAAAACCGCAAAATTCATTTTGGCCGCAGTTGCCCTTTTTGTAGTCCTGATTTTGCTCACCCTTATCCCCGTAAAAGAAGCATTTTATTAAAAAGCAATATCCATTACTTTTCCTATGCTATCCTTATCCTAAGGGGGTTGTTCCGATGAAACGTATATTATTTTTGTTCCTTGCCTTGTCCCTCTCATTCAGCACCCTTGCCTTTGCCCATGGCGGCCGCACCGATGAATATGGCGGTCACCATGATTATAATAACGTCAGCGGTCTTGGCTCGTATCATTATCATCATGGCTATGAGGCACATCTGCACCCGAATGGCATCTGCCCCTATGAAGCAGAAGCAGCTCCTGCCGAACCGGCTGAACCAATCGTAACCGATACCGAAACCGATGAAATAGAAGAAAAATTTAATAGCCTTCTGGAGGAAGATCCTGCCGCAGAAGAACCGACAGAAGAATATCATACCGAATCAAATGATCTGTATGAACCTATTTTACTTTTGTGTTCCATTGTCGGATGCATTGCCGCTTTCTACTTCCTCTTTTTAAGGTAACTGCAAAAAATACCTTCCCAGCACTCCCTTCGGGTGCTTTTTTTTATTGCAAATTCCCCTTGTTCGCTTTTCTCCTCTGCCATTCTGTGCTATCATGCAGGCAAGGGGAAAATCATGAGAAAGGAGTAAACCTATGCCGTATTGCATTTATTTGAGAAAATCAAGAGCAGATGCAGAGGCAGAATTGGCAGGCGAAGGCGAAACCCTTGCCCGCCACGAAAAAACTCTGCTTGCCTTGGCAAAAAAATTAAAATTACCAATTACTAAAATCTATAAAGAAATCCTCTCCGGCGAAACCATCGCCGGCCGCCCCGTCATGCAGCAGCTCCTTCAGGATGTGGAAGCCGGCATCTGGCAGGGCGTTCTTGTTATGGAGGTGGAGCGTCTCGGTCGTGGCAATACTCTGGATCAGGGCATTATTTTAAATGCCTTTAAGTATAGCTCCACAAAGATTATCACGCCCATGAAGTCTTATGATCCAAATGATGAATTTGATGAAGAATATTTTGAATTTTCCCAGTTTATGTCCCGTCGGGAATATAAAACCATCCTCCGCCGCATGCAGCGTGGGCGTGAGGCATCCGTAAAAGAGGGAAAGTTTGCAGGCTCTATTGCCCCCTTCGGCTATCGTCGGGTAAAGCTGCCGCAGGAAAAAGGCTTCACTCTGGAAATAGAAGACGCTGAAGCCGCAGCAGTAAGGCTGGCTTATGAATTGTATGCCTATGGAGACCCGCAGCCGGATGGCACCTTTTCCGATATTGGCCGCGCCACCATTGCTAAGCGTCTGGATCAGATGGGCATCCGCAATCGTAAAGGCGGCACATGGGCAACCGCATCCGTCACCCGTATGCTGCAAAATCCTGTATATATCGGGAAAGTCCATTGGAATCGCCGCCCCGAAAAAAAACATACGGAAAATGGAAAAATCAAAAAAACGCGTCCTCTGGCAGAAAATTATTTGCTCGTTGATGGTCTGCATGAACCCATCATCTCAGAAGAACTCTGGAATCTTGCACAAGCGAAAATGAAGCAGCATTATAGACCAACAGGTGTAAATGGAATCACGCAAAATCCTTTGGCAGGTCTTGTCCATTGCTCCTATTGCGGAAATGCCATGCAGCGCCGCCCTTATCTCAAAACAGGACAACCTGCATCCCTTATCTGCACCACTCATTTCTGTCCGCAGATTTCTTCCCCCCTTTATATGGTGGAAGGAAAAATTCTGGAAGCCCTCTCCTTGTGGATGAAGCAGCATGAACCGACATGGGAAGAGGAATCCTCCGCGGATGTATTCTCCACAAAAATCATGGCACTGGAACACGCCATTGCCGATATGGAGCAGGAGCTGCAAGGTCTGCAATCCCAGTTTGAAAAGATTTTTGAATTTCTGGAAACGGGAATTTATACCCCCGAAGTATTCACCGCCAGAAATAAAACTCTGTCTGAAAAAATGGCAGAAATCAGATCCGCAATCGAAGAAACGCAGGCAGAGCTTTCCAAGCTGAAAGCAGCAAGAAAAAATCAAGTTTCCATGATTCCTAAAATCAAAAATATTCTGGATACCTATGAAACGCTTACCCCTGCAGAAAAGAATAAGCTTTTAAAAGAGGTGCTGGATCACGTTGAATATCATAAAAAAATAAAAGGGAAAAAGAATGTGCCCGCCGACAATTTTGAAATCATCCTCTTCCCCAAAATATCACCCGAAAACTAATCACTAATCAATGATAGATATAACACCCTAACGAATTCGCCCATTTGGAGATGATGGGCACCATCGTGCATCAGCTGACACAAGGGCTAACAAAGGACGAAATTCTTGCCGCCGGCTTAGATCCCTATTATGTGAACCATGGCTTAGGCGTATACCCCTCCTCCGCCGCGGGTGTTCCCTTCACTGCTGCGTATCTGCAATCCAAGGGAGACCCCATTACCGATTTGTATGAGGATATGGCAGCAGAGGGTGCGTTTGCATAA